TGATCAAGACGGTGTTGCTGATGGCGACATGGAAACAGCCGGAGATGCTACCGACAATAGAGAGGAAGCGGATCTCGAAGAAGGCAAAAAGCCCATGAAGACTGACACAGAGGATGCTGATGACGAAGTGCCGGCATTTCTTAAAGAAAAAGAAGAGTCTGACGAGGGTATTTCTGAAGACAGCGGCTATGAAGAGAAAGAGCACGATGAGCATAACGCATGGCGTGATGAAGATCACATTGAGGCTATTGAAAAGCATCTTCGAGCCTTAAAGGGTGATCGGGATTACGAAGAAGATCATGAAAAGCTTGAAGAAGAAGAAGTTGAAACTGCGGATCCTTTAAAAGAGGCTATCAAGGCTATTTTGACTAAGCACCTGAAAGGCTAAACCCATGACTCGTGAGTACAAAAGTTGAACTTAAGAAGTCACGAAACCGCTTTATACAGAAGCTATTATTATTACACAACCCAAAGGAACACACAATGTCATTAGATTCACAATGGCGAGATTTTCTTACCGAGAGTCTTGATGAAAAAAACATCTTTACCTATATTCAGGGACTCCAAGAAATAATTTCCAATCTTAATCCCAAGACTGTCACGGAAAGAAGAAGGCTACAACTTGCAAAAAATCATTTGCGAGAAGTAAAGCGCTTTGCTAGGCGAATGGAAAATGATATGGGTGTCCTTCAGGAAAAGCTTAATATATTAGAAGAATCGCAAAGGAAGGAATAATGGCGAAAGCTAACACACACCTCACTCACCTTGAAGAGCTTGTGCTCACCCAGGGCCCAGTGGGCTATAAGATGGCTAGAGCGTTCCTTCTAAAGCTTTTGCAGACTCTCAAGGGGAATACCAAGTCTAGCATACAAACGTCCGTCAAATGGGACGGAGCGCCTGCTATCTTTGCGGGGATTAATCCTGAAAACGGTAAGTTTTTTGTTGGTACCAAGTCGATCTTCAATAAGGTACCTAAAATTAACTATACCGAAGAAGATATCATTAAAAATCACGGGCATGCTCCGGGGTTGGTAGATAAGCTCACAAAAGCTTTAAAGTATCTCCCCTCACTTGGCATAAAAAATATCCTACAAGGTGATTTTATGTTTGACGATGAGATGATCGACACTGTTGATATAAATGGTGAGCCTCATTATCGTTTCAAGCCCAATACTATTGTCTATGCTGTACCTGTTGATTCAAAGTTAGGTGAACAGGTTGGCAAGTCTAAGTTTGGTATTGTATTTCACACAACATATGATAGCTTAGAGAGTGGTGCTAGTTTTGGTGCTGATGTTTCGAAACTTAAGCAGACGCCCGGAATATGGTTCGATGATGCATTTTTTACCGACGACACCGGTGTAGTCACACTAACGGAAGAAGAAGAGGCGGCAATTGTAGGTTTAGTGAAACAAGCTGATTCAGTGAATGAAAAGATAAACTATGATGATCTTCCCTCTGCTTTTTTGAATATTTATATAAACAGCGAAATCAAAAGCGGGAGCTTTTTAGAGAACCCAGAGAAATCTTTTGAGGGATTTGTTAATTGGTATTCGCAACGTGTTCAGAAGAAGATCAACAGTTTAAAAAGTGACAAAGGTAAACAGAGGGCAACCGCCAATGCTCAACAAACTCTACAATCGTTTAATGATAAAAAAGAAGATATACTTAATATTTTCAAAGTTAGTCGATTATTGTTTGAAGCTAAGAACATTTTTATTGAAAAATACAATAACGCCGTATACAATACAAAACACTTTGTTGACAACGGTTCAGGAGATTTGGTTGCCAGTAATCCTGAAGGTTACGTAGCAGTCGATCACAAGGGAAATGGTATTAAGTTTGTAGATCGCTTAGAATTTAGCAGAGCTAATTTTGCCATTGACAAAGGTGATAAATTTGCGGCGCCAATTAGTGAAGAAGACGAGTTTGATATCGAAGACGAATCAGATGATCCGGTGATAGACGCTGATTACCCAAAAACTATCGCAATAGTTCCCGGTGCTTTTAAGCCACCTCACAAGGGACACCTAGATATGGTGCGAAAATACGCTGCCATGGCAGATGAGGTTATAGTGCTCATTTCTATGCCGACTAAAAGTGGACGCAGTTTACCTAATGGTAAAGAATTGACTGCTAATGATTCTTTGGCAATTTGGAAAATACTTACTGCTGATTTAAGTAATGTTGTAGTGGGATTTTTCAATGATCCCGAAATACGCTCTCCCATAAGTGCTGCGTATGCGATCGCTGGAGCGGCAGAAGAGAGGGAAGGAGCAGCCAGAAAGGTTGAACCCAACATATTCCCCATTCCTGCCGGTAGTGATATTATTTTGGGCGCTAGCACAAAGGGTGGCGATGCAAAACGCTGGACAGCTGCTGAGAAATATATTGGCGGTGGTGTTGACGGGGATTTAATCCTGATACCCCCAAATGAAACCGCGGTATCACCGAGCATGCATTCAGCTGAGTATATACAATTGTTATCAATCGAAGAAAGGAATAATACAGAGCTTTTTCGAAATATGCCAAGTGTTAAGGCAGGAAAAGATCCTGCACAATTCCACGCTAGTGATCTTAGATTTGTATTGATAGAAGCCACCAAGAGCGATGTAGCTCGTAAAATGTTAGAAGACTTTGTCGGCGGAGAGAATGTAGATAATGTCTTATCAACTCTCGGGCTTTCCGGAAAGGTTGATGAAATGTCTGCCGTCGGTGTTGCTGGTGGTTCAATGGATGGGCATTCTGCCCCTTTGGGATCTACATTGGCTAAGCGAGGGGCAAGTACGCCCGGAAAACGTGATAAGCCGAAAACTAAGAAAAAGAAAACAAAAAAAGAATATATAGACTTAGGTTTACTTGCCGAAGTTATGGAACTAATTATAGAAAGAGGCATTAACAATGAATCCAAATGAAGAAAGAATTCTCAGAGAGAACATAAGACATCTTATAAGACATGTCAAGCAAAAAAACAGCAACGAAGAGATGCAATTGCGTACAATAATCGATCAATTTCTTGATATCGAAATGCAGCAATTATCAGAAGGACAGACGCCTGACGTCGATCCTGCACCCAACAAATCAACTGGGATTAATATGCTTGAACAGCTCCTTAAAAAGATTATACCAGTATTGGAAGAAGATTACAAGTCCTTGACAACAAATAGTTCTCAAAGGCAATCATTCCGTGCACATATCCTGAATGCCGTCGTTAATTCCCTGACACCCGCGCAAGTTAACAACGACGCTGGAGAAGATAATTTAGATGAGGAGGTAGAGATTAATGTTGGCGGTAATACTGATGACGATAAGTTTATCGATATTCGCACTGATGCCGAAAAATCAGCAGACGATGAAGAAGAGCCGGCGGATCCGCGAGATTCGTTCGGAGCGGATGTCGAAGGTGACGAGACAGGGCGTAATGTGGCGTACCAATCATTCAAAAAAATAGAGACAAATGTTATCGATGCATACGAAGTTCTCTCGGATCCGGAAGATCAAGAACTGTTCTACGATTATATAATTGCCAATCTTAAACTATACTTCGATAAATTCGAAGAAGAATTGGCATCTTCTGTAGATGAGCCTACAAATCAAGCGTATGATATGGCAACATCAGGAGAAGCTGGCGAACTAGAAGCTGGCGAAGACGACTTAGAGCTGGAGCTATAAAATGGCAGGTGATGAAGAGAAGGAGCCGGTACCGGTACAATTAGAATCTGCCTTTCCCAAAGATGCAGAAGGAAAGTATAGTATTTTGCATCTCTCACAGCTGCGCAACGCGTTCGCTATAATCGATGATGCAACCGCAACGAGAGAGGGCTTACAGAAAGCATATGATGAAGAATCTTCGCGTGCTACAATTGTAAAGGCAGCTGCAAAAGCTGATGATGGGGATGGGCTGACGGTTGAAGAGTATATAAACGAAAAGGCAATGAAGGCAGAAGAAATGTCACAAGCTAAAGCTGATGTAATACATTCATATATTATGAATCTTTTGAATGCCATGGCAGACGGCGAGTTGCCGGCAGATCCGCTTGATTATAGCGCGACTCCGGCAAAATAAAGTGGGTGCTGTGTTGCTTAATTTAAATTGTCACAAAGTATTTACTTGACAACTTTCTGCTAAGTGTTTATACTTTAATTGTGTTCTGCTTGTGATAGTAATGATAGTAAAATGAAAGATAAGAATACTACTACTAATAATAAAAGCATAATAATTAAACTAAAAGATCAAAATAAAATTAATGACAGTTTATTAATAGGAATAAGCTCTCTATCACTTGAAGAATTAATTGCAGTCAAGCTAGAGTTAGCTGCAGAACATATTAATAATAGACTTTATGGTTTCGATATCTGGAGAAAAACTAATTACTTAGTGAAAGATGCAGTATTAAAATTTGCTATTTCAACCACAAAGTCAAAAAAAGATGCAGCTCGGTTCTTGGGAATCACTCCTCAAGAATTCCAGAAAGTCTGCAGAAATTATAAAATCGATAGCTATTTTAAAGAGGAAAATTAAATGACAAAATTATTATTCTTACTGTTAATTGGATGCTCACCATCTAAATTAGAGGTTGAGCAATCCCCGTCAGAAGACACTCAGGCTCCACCCATGGCACCGGTTGGCGTTGTACCAGCGGATAACTGCCGGCAACTAGATCAAGGAGACACCGCATGTAATTTTGCCTTATTAGATCAAAATGGAGATTCATGGGAGCTATATAAACATGAAGGCAGCATAATAATTCTTGACTTCTCGACAGTTTGGTGTTATCCTTGTCAGATGGCAGGACACCACGCACAGCCAATTCAAGATGAGTATTCAAATGAAAATATTCAGTTCGTAACGGTTTTATTAGATGGTGCTGTTAGTGGAATTGAACCAACAGAAGAAGAAATAAATGAATGGGTAGCATCACACGGTGTTACCACAGCTCCGATATTACAAGGCTCCCGGGATAAAATGCTATCAACGGACGCCGAAGCCTTTGATGGGTACCTCTTAAGTGGGTTTCCAACTTATGTTTACATTGGCAGAGATATGAAATTTTATTCAGCCCATGTTGGCTTCAACGAAGAACGCGTTAGACAAACAATAGAAGAAGGACTATAATGTGGAAATTATATAAGTGGGATGGCAATTACATCCAAGGCGAATTCATTAGTAAACATAGCAGTGAAGATGCAGCCTTAAAAAAGGCATCAAAAGAAATTAAATTTACATTTGCCGATAAGGTAAAGCGTAACAAAGAAACTTTAATTTGGTTAGATGATTTAGATCACTCGCCAATTGGGATTATAATTAAAAAATCAAGGGGGTGATATTGGTTTCGACGGGGTATTGAAGAAGTCGAGTGCATGCAGGCAAGATACAGCCTTAATAGTTCAAATAAATTAGTTGCAAATAACAACACACACTTCGAACAGCGCTTAGCCGCTTAGTAGGGAGGTTGATTAGAGCCTTCTATCCAATCTAATCAAAACAACAGATAAGTTGTAAAAATCAAAAAACTCAATGCAATAGGGAAGTAAGCATTGTTTTATAGCTTCCTATCTTTGTCAGTGGGTGAAGGAAACTGACTATGCATGTGAATGACTTAACTTTGAATTTATTGCGGACGCGGGTTCGATTCCCGCCGCCTCCACCATATCAATAATATTATGTTTATACTAAAATGGTTCAATAAGAAAATAAAAAAACAGCCAGAAAAGCCCTCAATTGAGTTTGAGGATTCTTTAGAAATTGCTCTTTGGGATATTAAAGAAAAGTATGATCTTGAAACAGAAGAAGTAGTGAGAACTGTTTTTGAAAAAAGAAATAATATAAATTACATGAATGATCATGTAAAAAATAGAGAACCAAAATAGATACTATATGAAGAACATCTGGATTGCTTTATACAAAGGAAAAGGTAATCTTGTCAATAGAGTTGTGAGAAAGTGGACTAAAAGCCAGTACAGCCATGCTGAGTTGATATTAGAAGATAAAAAAACATGGATAGGAATTAGTCCTTTTATAAAAGCAGAAATTGTTAAAAGAGAGATAGATACACACAATTCAAATAATTGGGATTTCTTCAAGATAAGCATCACAGATGAGCAGTACAGCACTATTTTAGATTTTTACGATATAACGAAAGGTTCAAGATATGATTGGTTTGGGATGCTGCTCTCTCAGTTTTTACCTTTTCGAGTAAAACAGGAAAACAAATGGTACTGCAGCGAGTGGATTCTATATGCTTTAAGAATTTCTTGTGTAATCGACTGGAAAATAATTAAAATATTTGATCAATCTGATTTATCTCCTGCAAAATTGCACTATATGCTGTTACTATGTAACTTAGAAAAAACAAATTTGGAGTTTACTAATGAGTGAAAAAAATAAAACTGTAATGGTTTCAGGCGGCTTCGATCCTGTACATGCAGGACACATCAGGATGATCAGAGAGGCAGCAAAATATGGTGATGTTATCATCATCGCGAATTCTGACGACTGGTTATATCGTAAGAAGGGGTTTGTATTCATGGAATATGAACGACGCGTCGAAATCTTAAATGCAATTAAGGGCGTTATACTGGTTGATTCAGTGGACGATGATGATGGAACGGTGTGTGAGGCGATCCGCCGCATTGAACCAACTTACTTTGCTAACGGCGGCGATCGCGGAAAAACGAATACACCAGAGCAGTCGGTGTGTGAGGAGATTGGAGTTGAATTATTGTGGGGGATAGGTGGAGAAGAAAAATTACAAAGTTCTTCTGAGTTAACAAAAAAAGCTAGAAATTTTGATATACCCCCTGTGCGCACCGCCGGAAAACCTTCCGGAAGATAATTTTAACTCATAATTAAAATGATGGAAAATTTCAAAACTTTAAAGTTGGACTCTTCTTTTCGTCCCGTAGAGGTAATCGACGCGGTGGAAGCTTTAGTGTTATGTATTGTTGGAAAAGCCATGGCAGTAGAGAAATACACAGAAGAAGTCAGAACAGTAACCGAGAAATTTAAATTACCATCAGTGATAGCGCTGAAAACAATAGTTAAGTTCAGATTTACAACGATAGCTTGCAAAAGAGCAAATGTCATCTGGCGAGACAATAATCAATGTCAATACTGTGCTAATACTTTTCCAAGCGAGAAGTTAACGCTAGATCATGTGTTGCCACGAAGTAAGGGTGGTAAAAATACTTGGTTTAACCTCGTAGCCGCATGCAAGAAATGTAATCAAAAAAAGGGAAACAAAACCCCTGATCAGGCAGGAATGAAATTAATAAGAGAACCTTTCCGCCCAAAAACAAATATCCTTAGAGCTGTTAATAAAGCAAATATAAATCCTATTTGGAAAGATTATCTTTGGAATATGAGTTGACAGTCACTTCTTAAGATGTTAAAATATATTATGGATAAATCCAAATATACTAAATGCTATCTGTCTGAAGTCGGACATAACAATTTTTTGTATCCTTCAGGTGACAGTGTCCTGCTGGCATCAAATTGTGATTATGATATATTACCGTGGATCGGCGCC